TGATTGATGCCGCCATATCTGCGATCTGGTCGGTGATTGTTTCCAATTTGTCTATCCTGTGATTCTGGCGGCGGTCTTCGTCATCAATCCGCTTTTGCCTCTCATCATATTCAAAGCGGGTGACGTAGTCTTTATCGTCCATGGGCGGTAGTCCTCATGTGAGAGAGCGGATTGCTCCGCCCTCTGGTTGATAGTTGCTAAGTTATGCCAAGCTATGCCAAGCTATGCCAACTGAGTTAAATTGTGCTTTAACTCAGTTACTCTTCCACCACTTCTTCGGGTTTAGGAGCAGTGACTGTATATCTTCCACCGCCTACCACTCCTTTGATGATTTTGGATGTAGTCATGACGTTACCTCCGCAATCCTCTTGTCAATGTAGAGTTTTGTGTCCGCTCTGTACTCCACATCTACGTCACCCGCATCCGACCAGATGTTATTGATGCCAAGCAATGACTTGACTTCTGCGGGAGTGAGGTTGTAAGTGATTGGTGTGGCAAGCTGATAAACGACCTGTGCGCCTGTTGTCGGTCTTGTCCCTTCTGCATATACATCACGGTCACTAATCCATGCAGACGGCAATTCCTGTCCGCTATAACTTGCTATATAGCCATGCGTGACCTTTAACTCCCCGCTCACCACATCAAGCGTTCCGCCATAGACAGTACCTGCGGATGCAAGGGAGATGTCGTAGGTATTTCCTTTGTAGGGTTCATAATCAGAAGCTGTCGCAGTGTTACCTTTGAAAATCATGAATTTAATTACAAGATCAGTTGCCTGTGAAGCACGAGAAAAATCTGCATATATTTGCGTGGCTTCTGTAAGGGTAAACGTGAGTCTCTTGGTCCACCGTGTGTTTACTATCTCGGTATTGTCAGGCAACTTCTTTAAAGATATACGAGCGTTTTGCGATCCATCGGCGTCTTCAATGAGTGTATATGTCCCCGCCTGTAACATGAAAGTGCCAAGCACATTTGCAGTCCAGTTCGTTTCGTTTGGCTTGTTATATGTGATGCTTAAATCGGGGTTGACTGTGATTGTTACACCATTGCCGTACGAGCCACTCTGAATTTCCATAGGCAACAGATTCTTCCCCGCCCTCGTCACCTTAACACTGTTCCGTCCGCTGATAGGTCTGACATTACTAGGAGACGGGTCACCGCTACCACTCTGAGCAGGAACGATATTGACCTTGAGAGATTTCAGCGGGACATCATCCGCTCCATCTACGAAATGAGAAACTCCGCCATTGGCAGAATCCGTGACATAGGCAGTGTTGTACAAGTCACTAAAACCGCTCTTTAACTCAGTTACGTCAGCCTCCATGCCGTCGACTTTTTCGACCGCTGCGTCGACTTTTTCCACCAGCTCGTCCAGATTGTAGCCGTCATATTCGCCGGCCCACTCGTCCGTGGATGCGTCCAAGGCCACGCCCGCGCTGATCGTAAAGATCTCTGTCCTCAGGATCTGGTCGCCACTTGTAAGTTTGAACTGCCCGAGCAGCTTGCCGGAGACGGCGAGTGCTACCAGCGTCAACTCTGCATACGGCCCGAGATACTGTGCGCCCTCATCGCCATATGTAAACGTCGTGCCGGCGATCTGCACGCCGACCTTGTCCGGACGGATTACGGTAAGCTGAACCGTAGCCCCAGAATCCACATCGTACTGTGCGCCCATATTCTGAAGTCTGGCGGCAACATATCGCGTTTCACTGTCAAGCTGAATCGCTTTGATTGTCGTGGGGGTCGTGTCATGGTTATATAAATCAAGCGTTATGTTCGCTTCTATATTCTGTAATGCCATTTAATCACCCCCCTTTTATATTGATGTTCCATAGGTGCAAATCATTGCCAGCCTCACTGTCGCATTGCCCTTATTAACAAATTTAATCAAACCCGATCCTTGGTCTGTCACTGTTACACTGTTGGCCGTACTTACTGCTTTAATCCCGAGTGCGTTACTGCCTGAGACGCCTACCAGATATAAACCTCTCATCGCGTTATCGATCGATGCGCTGTTGACGACAAATATATACATCGAAATAGCATGGAGCTGCAGGTACTGTGTCGCGCCGGCATCGATATTCCAGTGTTTTATCCTCACAAGCCCCTCTGTTTTTGTCTCCAATGCGCTTACTCGATTGGTTACGGATGTGATATTGCTGTTGGCCGTGTTGATTTTGCTGGTATTCGAAGAGATATTACTGTTGGCCGTATTGATTTTGCCGAGCAGCTCGTTGATAGCTGCCAGCGCGTTCTTGGCGGTCGTGTTAAGAGTAGCAGTACCGACGCGGCCAGATACCGTCGTCAGCGTATTAGACAAGCTAGTGATTGCATTCTGCAGCGAAGACCGAACGCTCTCCAGAGCAGATGTGCTTGCTAATTCTGCATATCCGACCAGCCTCGTCACTGATTCGATCGTGATGCCGTTGATGTTGACACGGTAGAGTGGGAATTCTACGAGCGCGTCTCCGTTTGCGATGGACCCGGATGCGTATGCCGGCGCAGCCGGGGAGCTCGCCGCGGGCGTCCCGGTGATGACCGCGAGCTGCATGTCCTCGATAGGCTTTACGCTGCTGCTGTCCTTGGTATACCGCGCCACGATCAAGTCGATTCTCTGCATCCCCTGGGCGCCGTTCTCAATCGCCATGGACTCGGTCGTGCCTCTCTCGATGGTCGCCGTGCATCCTTCCGCGATCAGAAGGCCGTCTGCGATCGTGATCTCATTCGCCGATACGATCGTCGCCGCCATCTTGGACCCGACGTTCATGATGTGCACGCCGCTTCCCAGAAGCCCGATATTCATGTCCCGCTCCTGCTGGGACGTCACATGCGGCTCGTTTCTGTAGCCTGTGATAATTTTCATATATTAAGCCTCCACATTAATGTCGTCTTCCAGCTTGTACTCTATCTGCCGGAAGCCGTCCTTCCATGTCACGATCTTCCCCGCGATCGGGGATGACATCGTCACGCCAGAGAGATAGTCCCTGCCGCCGACAATGTCGCCTATTCCGATCTCAAGAGACGAGTCGACGGTCATGCCGAATTTGCCCGTCCCGATCAGCTCCTCTAAGCGCTTCCGTCCGGACTGGATCAGATCGGATAGCTCTCCGCCCGAATAGTCATAGACGTCCGCAATCTCAGCGGCTCCGAAGAAATGCTGCACGGTGCCGATGTTCCCGTTTGCGTCTGCGTACAGGTGATAGACCGTGCGGTCCTTGAGTTCGCCCTTGCCGAGACAGATGAGGTGATTGACACCGTCTTTGTTGACCTCGACGGTATAGTCCACCCTCATGTCGGATGACAGCTCGATCCTCCTGGAGTAGTCCACGATCGGGACGGCAGACACGGCCACAGCCTTAAGTGTCTGATCATATCTCAGATCCAGCCGGTATCTGTACGCCTTGAGGAGCTTCGTCAGCCCCTCTTCCAGTGTGCAGTATCTGTCGTACTGGAAGGCCGCCGTTACTCCTGTGCTTTTCGAACTTCCAACAAAAAGCCCCGGAAGAGCCGCTTCCACACGCGCCTTGACGATCGCGTTGAGCTCCCCGGAGTCTGTCGCATAGTCCTGTCCGGCCGGCGGGCAGATGCGCTTTGTCTGCAGCATCCCGCGCCAGGTAAATCCTCCCCGGCAGATAACCCCTTCTGCCGTCTTTGTCTTTAGACTCCCGACGACGCCGCCGTATTCCGTATCGGGGATATAGATCAGCGATCCGTCCTCGATCGGCTGGTACTCGTCGCGGGAGAACTTTATCTCGAAGCTGTTCTCCTCCCGGCCGACCTCGAAGTCATAGCTCTTGAAATGGAGAAAGCCCAGCTCCGTCCCGGTGCCGTCCGCCAGTATTAGATCTCTCACGTCCGCACCTCCTGCCTCGGCTCACTACGCTCCTCGAAGAGCGTCATGTCAAAGCCAAATGTCCCCGGCCAGCTGATCCGCAGCGTTCCCGCAGGGACTTTGTCAAATACGGATTCTGCCTTGTTCCGGAGGTCGAAGGCGTTCTCCGTCCGGCCGTTGGCCCGCGTCTTGACGATCGTCCCAAGCTTGGAATTGATCGTGATGCGTTCCGCCTGTTCCAGCGTGTCGATGATCTGGTATCCGTGTCCGTTGATCAGGATCCGCGGATCGACCGCAGGACCGAAGATGATCATCTCGAAATCCGACTCAAAAGGGATCTCTGTCGGCCACGATACCGCCCCGGATACGCCGGAGAAGTAGTCATATGGATAATCATAGGGATAGTCGAGGAAAGGCTCCTGCGCGTCTCCTGTGATGGGGTAAAAGTGCCGTTTCTTTTCCCGCACCCAGAATGGACTCGGGCAGTAGAACGACACCTTATTGTCTAACAAAAAATTACTGTCGTCCGGATCGGTCTCGCACTCGACCACGAAACACTCAATGTAATAATCATTCCAGATAAGTCTCCCCGGAGTGACGTTACGCGCGTCCAGCTC